TCGTTTTCTTTGCAGAATATTCTTAACTCACTTGCTGCTTGATAATGGTACTCGTGTGAACTAATACCTTTTAAAACGTTTCTGTCCATTTTTAATGAGTTGTAAGGGTCTATCATAAAACCCTCATATTCCCAAGCGTTTTTAACGTGCTTTGCTAGGTTTAATAATTCCCTATAAGTATAAAGGTCATTACTATAAATAAACTTAAAATGCTTGTTTACAAACTCTGCTTGTTCTTGCATTGTATCTTCATCCAGCTGGTTTATTGGCATACCTAGTTTAAATTCTATTAGCTTTCTTATTAATCCGTATGGCTCGTTTTCGCTTGAGTAAACTAACCACTTAGTATTGTGTTTTAAGGTTTGTAAAAGCATCAAGTAAAGAACAGTTGTAGTCTTACCCACATTTGCGTGACCTATGAAAATATCAAAGCTATTTTTCTTGAACCTAAAATGCTCATCTAGTGTTGTATGTCCTAACCTTTGTGCTTCTTTTATTTCTCCAGTTCTTACCTTGTTTAGTTTTATTAATTCAGTATTAAAGTCTATAATCATTTTTTGTTTTTGGTATAAATATAATTAATTCATTTCTAGTGCTGCCCATAAAATAGCAATTATCATCACTATTACAAATACTAATCTATTAAATTTTGTGTTTCTTGTTATCATAATATATAAAAAAAAGGGTGCTAAATTAATAACACCCTATATGGTTAAAATGGTAAATCTGATGGCTCTCTATCTGGTGCTTGTTCTTTAGCAGTTACTGGCTCAGACTTAAATACTTTCCACGCTTGAAGCGATGTATAATACTTTCCGTTATACTCGTTGGTTCTTACGTTAAAATCTACCTCAACATCTTTACCCTCTTTGTTGTACTTTAAGAACTCATCTACCTTTTCTGCACCGAATATATCAAAGCAGTAAAGATTGTTGTATTCTTCTTTTGTATCTACTACAAATGATAATTTCTTCCATTCGCCTTTAGCACTTTCTCCAGTTTGTGTTGGTAGTACCTTTGTTATGCTACCTTTTACTTTTAAACTCATAATTTGTTATTTAATATTAATGTTTGATTTTTTAAATGTTTCGCTTTCATCTTCGCCAAATACTCCTAACTCGTAGAAACCAGTTAATTTAAGTACTGCTCTAGACATTGCACGTTTCTCTGCCATTTCAGCCACGTACCAACTGTTAGTATTGCCATCTTTATAGTTAGCACCTTTTAAAGCACTTCCAAAAGTTTCAATAGTTTTTCCATCCTTTTCTGCATAGGCTTTAAATACTGCAAAATTAGGTTCGCATTTTATTACTTCATACTTAATAGACATTTGCTCTAAGGCTTGTATCTTATCAATACCTTGCCTTGTGATGATTGTGTAGTGCTGGTGCTTAAAAAAGTCCTCTCTCTCTAGCTTGTACTTCTTGTAAAGTTCCGTAAGTTTTGATGTGTTCATAATTTTCTGATTTTAATTTATTGTTTTCTTTTGTTAATCGTTGTACTTCTTTTTCTAAGGCTTGTATCCTATAATTTAAAAAGTCTATTGTTTGTTTATCAATTGCCATATCAAATCTCGTAAAAATAGTTATATGGACTGCTAACATTACCTAATACCATTTCCATAGTTAAGATAGTACCATAAGGTATTTCAATTACATAGTCGTAAGTTTCTAATGCGTTTGAAATCTCATCACTAAGGTTAGTGAATTCTGTTTCTTTCTTGAGTATCTGTAAATACTCTGGCTTAATTTTGTGTTTTAGTTTCATAAAAAATAGTTTTTGTTTACCACAAATATATAAAAATATACTTATAAACAAAAAAAGGTGCTACAAAAATGTAACACCCTTTAAAAACAAAAAGATTATGACAACTAAATCAAAACAAATTTACTTTTTTAAATATTCTTTTACTAAATTATCGTACTTAGTTATTAACACTTCTAAATCGTAATTATCCAGCTTTACGGTTTGGTTAGATTTTAGGTGCATAGCTTCAGCAGTTCCCTTACCATACTTTAAATCTAAATTAACACTAAATTTATACTGCTCTCCATATCTGAATACATTGCATCCAGCACATTGTACTTGGCAATTAATCTCATCCCATCTAGTGCTATAATGTTTTCTACTCTGAAAGTGACCGTTTTGTAATTTCTTATAGTGGTCTTGTTTACCACAAGTAAAACACTCTGCTATTTGGTTCTTAGCTTCCCTAAGCCTTATATAAACGCTAAACACTTTGTCTAACTTTTCTACAAGTTTCTTACGTTGTGTTTTTTTAGCCATTTAATAGGGTTCAGATATCTTATCTTTTATTTATATAATATTTTTATAATATTTATTTATTATTTTTTGTTGTTAAACAACATATACTAATAATAAAAAATTCAAAGTTATATATTTTATTTTTAAAAAAAAAGTAAAATTATTGTTTTCTGCTTTTAACTACCTTTTCAACAGTTCTAGCACCAAAGTAACCACCATATACAAGTAGTAACAAAGAAGAAAGTAAATCTATCCACGCATCGTCTATTTTAAAGCCATCTAATGCACTATCTAGTATTATGTATATAAATAGTGTGGCAGTTAAGAAAGCTAACGTTAAAGGTCTTATATTCTTACTTAACCAACTATCACTAAGCATATCACTTTCCCAGCGTTTAGTAACTTCTTGCATTTCTTGTTTGTCAAACTCTAACTCTTTTAATGCAAACTCTATTTGTGCTGGTGTTAGTTCGTCGCTACCTTTTATAGTTTCTAAAGCACCTTTAAAATCACCACCTACAATATCCATAACAACCTCAGCAGCTTTGCTAAAGTTTATACTTCTTAGAAAATCACCAACCCTAGTAGTACCGTTTCTTTCTTTGTATGTTCTTTTGTCTTTACTCATTTATGTACTGCTTGAACTCTATACATACTTTGCAATGTTCTTGCCAACCTAACTCATAAAAAAACTCGTAAAGGTCTGTTGTATCGTATATATCTATTTCTTCGTGCAGTGAGTATAAATACTTCTTAAAATCACTAGCATCTTCTAGTAACATTAAATCATCTATTCTTACTTCGTAATCCATTTAATAAGTCCAAATTACTTTATTACTTTTATCTATGTCTAAGTCTACGTGTATAAATGTATCAGCAATACCAATACGATTAAATCCTACTTTAATCAAAGCATCTAAAATTATAAACCTTGTTCTACTATCCTTTACACTTATATCTACTGCTAGACCTTTTATATGGCTTGAGTTTGGTCTACCACCTATCTTGGCATTATGTTCTGGACTTCTATAAGCTGAATTAATAATAAATGGCATACCAGCTAATGCACGTGCTTTATCTAACTTGTGTAAAAAGTTAGCATCCATATTTTCTTCTATTTCTTTAAAATATCTACTCATTCTTTTTTTTATGCATTAGTATTATCTTCTGCACCGTATACACAATCGATATAATCAATAGCGTTAGTTTAAGCCATTGCTCAACGTTACTAAATGATATTGTAAACGTCAAAAAGTTTATTATCGCTAATTTTATATCTTGCATTTCCATTACATTTTTATTTTCTCTAAAAACCTATTCCACTTTACAATGATATACGTCTTTAATTGTTCTAATTTGTTCGCTAAGTATCTTAATCCTCTAATCATAATTTATATTCTTGGTAATCTATTCCTAAAAAAGTATGTAATCCCTCGTCACTAGGTGTAACTGCGTAAGTAGACCAACCGTAAGGATGTGCATCTAAGCCTTGCCACATTACGTCTACGTGATATTTGTCGCTTAATACTGGTTCTGTAATTACTTCTCCCTCTTCATCGTAAGTACCCTCTTCTATAATTACGTGACCTATTGTAACTACTGCGTGTGCGTGTGTAGGATATTCTATTCCCTCTTCGTTAGTTTCTACTCCTAAAGCCTTTATTTTTTTGTTGGCTTGTTCTTCGTTGTTAAACTCGTATTTGCCTATTATCATAATGTTGTTAATTCTATTGCTTCTGCACTTGTTAATGGTTCGTTGTAATATCTTAAACCGTAAACTTTACCAATAAATCCCATATTTGTACTATTTTGAGTAAAATCAAGTGATACCATACTACTTGCGTCAAATCTTCCCTCTGTTTTTGATGCTACAAAAGCACCGTTAGCGTATAAATCATAACCATCATCAGTCGATACCATTGCAGCTTTTATTCTTTCTGTTGTAGTTATGTCTTCTTGGTTAATTTTCGCATTGCTATTTGTCGTTGAAAATTTAAATCTATTAATACTAGCATCATATTCTAATAGTATTCTATTTGAACTAGTACCATCGTTTAAAGATATTCTGCCACTAGTAATTACCATTGAACTATCCAAATCAAAGAATAACGTCCAATCATCAGATGTTATTATAGGACTGTTTAACATAGCATCGGTACAAATATCTTGATTTCTTGTAGTCGTACTTTCAAAACTAGGAATATAGCTTGTAGAATTAGCAAATTGTTCGAATTGCGCACCGTATATGTATAAAAAATTACCTACATCATCTGTACTTGGTAAAACAATTTGTAAAACTTCGGTTGTTGTATTTGCTCTTTCGCCAGTTTCTATTCTATACCAACCGTTTCCATAATCTTTTATTTCTCCACTTCCAGAAATTACCGATTGTGTACTAATATTAAAAGTTGTATCGATTGAACCACTTGAAGTCTTTAAAATTATTATATCGCTACTACCTTTTTTTACAAATAAACTGACAGTGAATTTCCTCTGTGTGTTACTTAATACAAAGTAAATTCTTCGAGGTTGATTACTACTATTAATAGTCATTTTTGTAGCGTTTAATTCTCCAGTAGGCGAAATTATATCAGCAGTCGTAATATCTACATTATTTTTTACCCATAAAGTATCGTCAAAGTTTTCACTTCTAGTAATTAAATTCGTGCTTGAACGTTCTAATAATAGACTAGGGCAACCACCATCTAAATAATCTAATCTTGGTACATTACTATCTACTGTTTCTATAAAACCATTTTTGTTTACTCTTGTAGCTGAAGTATTTCTACTGAATGTAAAATCTCCTACACCATTATTGGGTAAAATACTATAAACTTTACCAGCTTTGTAACCACTAGGTATTAATGCTAAACTCGGTTTTTTCATTATTGTTCTGTTATAATTATAGTGCTATTCATATATCGCCAAATTCCGTTAGCATACCACCTTACTATAAACTTTTCTCCAGCAGATATCGGTGCATCTGTTCCTAAATCATAAGTTAACGACATACCCACGCTAGGTGTATATGTAATAACCTTAGACGTTACAAAAGTATTATAATTCTTATAAATATATACAGTCGCACTTGAACCAGTCGGTGTACCATAACTACTATACTTGTTTGCAGTCATTGTAACACTACTTACATAAGCATCAAAAGGTACTGGTACTGTTCCATAAGCATAAGGAAAAGCAGTAGTCATTCCGTTATCGTACAAAGTCCTAGTAGATGTACTACTATGGTAATGCCTCCAATTTAAAAGCATCTTATTTTTGTGTGTAGGAAACTTAGCTTGTTCTTCTACTAGCTTTTGATTAACTCTATTTGTAACTATCTTACTTATCATACTGTAAGGTCATAGTATATTCCACCCCATCCGTTCTCTTGTGGCAAACCCCACCAAGTACTACTGTATATGCTTCCGTAATTCATTTTTTACTTTCTTATTTAAGTATTCTTTTAGTTTGTAAACGTTTTTACTTTTTGGCTTATACGTTTTTTTCATTATAGCACCCATCCGTTAAAAGTTGTATCTGTATCTGGATTAACATCTTCGTTAACATTTTCGTTATACTCTGGAAACAAGTTATCGTTAAAACATAAATAGTCTACTAACCTAGTTGCATAGTAATTAGCAAACTCTCGTTGTTTAGCTACTAAGTAATCTACTTCATTCTTATCTACGTTCTGAGCGTTCTCGCTAGTATGCTTAAATATTCCACCGTTCTTTACTTGATATGCAGCAAATGGCAGATAATCCATCATCGCAAAGTGTATCAAAGTAGGCTGCACATAAGTTGTAACAAGTTCTAAGTAATCGCCAGTTAAAGTATCGTTGATAATATCAGTAGATATTCTATCGTACAATTTAGAACCTAAGTAGTTTCTTATGTGTATCTGTTGAGAAATCTTGATGAACTGTATAAAACGGTCTGTATCTACGTTTCCATCTATAATACTGTTTCTTACAATATCCTCTCTTTTTATAAATAATGCAGTAGCCATATTTTATCCTTTATAATTTGGGTGTTCAGCTATCCAATCTGGGTGATGTCCATTCTTATTATTACCAGTCATATCCTTTGGTGCTATTTTACTTTCTCTATTACCAGCTGGATTAGGTTTGTAGCTTTTCGGTATATTGTTTACTTCTTCGCTACTTGCTAGAGACTTATCTTCTCTAAAACTTCCATCTGTTTTTTTCTTTAACCTATAAAGGTTTTCATTCCAAAAATGCCCACAGTTAACACCACCTTTGTATTTAAAAAGCGAATAGTTTTGCCCTTTGTGACCAAAAGAATTATTTACGCCACTAAAACTAGCTTGGTCTATATCCTCTTTTCTGTAAACAACACCTTTACCAGTTCTACCCATCATATTCTTGCAGAACTTTCTACTGTTACCACTACTGTATTTTTCAGCATATTCATAACGTACCTTGTAGTAACTCTTATCTAAGTAGCTTTTAGCACTTGGTTTAGACTTAATAAAATCAGCTAATTTTTGTAAACCAGTTTTCTTTTCTTTAATTAGTCTTTTTGCCCAATCCTCTACACTTTCGTTATCTTCTGAATATTCCCTTTTTTCTACAAGTTCCCATTCTTCACTTATTGGCTCTCCATCTAGTACATTAAGCATATCATCATCATCAAAATCTTTTGATAACTTTACACCAGTTTCTTCTTCCTTAGTTTCTTCATCTTCTACGTTTTCTAAGTCTGTAAATTCTAAAGGCTGAAGCGTTTTAAAGTATAAATTAAGGCTTATTGTGTTATAGGCTAGTATTTGGTCAAAGGCATCTATCAAAAGTGTCTGAAATGGTCTAATAACCATATTGTCCATTAACGTACTAGCAGTCTTTAATTCTTCTGCATTGTTGCCTAAACCAGTATTGTCTTTTATACCCAAAAGCATAGGGCTTACAACTCTGTGAGATACCATTATTTTCTTGCTACTTTCTTCGCTTAAAAATTGATATTGATTATGTGCATCACTTAATTGTACTGGCTCAATACTTGCAGCACTTTCTGCATTGTCGTTAAAAGCTAGTATAAACTTACCAGCATTACTTGAGCCACTAAACTTCTGATAGATACGGTTCTCTATCATTTGGCGTTCCTCTTGGTTAGGTGTACCATTGTTAAAGTTAATTAACATTGATGGAGCAAGACCATTCATTATGTTGTTTAAATGGTAGTTGCTTACCTCTTCTTCTAACTCTGCGTATTGTAAGCCACCTTGATAATCTACACTAGAATAATATTTGTAACCAGCTCTATAAGGCTTAACATAAATAATTTCTATGCTTTCTTTACTTGTATTAAATACTGGTATTCTAGTTAGTACATCGTTTCTCTTTTGCTTTGACCAATCTGGATGGTAGTAATATGCTTCTATTTCTCCTTTATCATTACACTTTTCTGCACGTAATGTTTCTACTGGCATATGCTCAACCCTCGCAATCTTACTTCTATCTTTAGAGTAAATAACTTGCATAGCACAAGAACCCATTAGCTTTAAATCAAAGCATAACTTTCTTACGCAATCCTTATGAAATAAAGAAATCATTTGAGCGTATTGCTCTGGCTTTTTATTTGAATTAGTAGCATCTAATCCTCTACCGTAAATCATTTCGCTAACACCGTTTATAATAGCGTTATTTGTAGGACTGCCATTATACCTATCTATTAGGTACTGAAAATAATTATTATCCTCTCCATAACTTACAAAGTCTTGATTAGCCTTTTCACTAATTACTGGACTTGTATAAGTCGATAGGTTTACTACTCTTAAATCGTTCATATTATTATGTAATCGTTATTACCACCCTTACTTACGTACTCATCTTTATTGACTGTATACTTTTCATTTTCGTTTTGGTCAATATCTTGTGATGTACAAAATATCTTATCCTTATAAATTATGTCTAAGTCTGTAACCGAACCTTGACCAGTATAAACCTTTAAATCGTAAAAACGGTTTTCTTTTAAATTAAATGTATCTTCTATCTGTAGGTAATTACCAACCTTTGTAGCAGTTGTTAATATTGTAGCTACATCGTTTGTACTATCATCTCTTAACTTTAGTGTAATACTTAAAGAATAAACTCTAGGTATTATTTTAAAAGTTTGTGTGCTATCTGATGGTATTAATACTTTCATACTTATATATCAATGTAATTTTGTTTTTTGTGTAGGAAGCAAAAAAAAACCAACTCGTTAAAGTTGGCTATTGTTTAATTGTTATTGTTTAGTATCCATTATGCTAACAGATGTTTAGTTGCTTTTTTAAATGCTTTAGCTACCATTTTTTCTAATTTAACAATATTATTAATACTTATATCTTCAGATGTAGAAGTCCATTTTAATAAAGCACCCGTAATACCTTCTATAATTGCTACTCTTTTATTTTTATGATAAACATCTACTTGATTAACTAAAGCAGATTTAAAAGGTTTGAATTTAAAAGTGTTGTTATCACTTAAAAAAGGTCTAATTGTAATTTCTTGAGTTGTCATAATATTTGTTTTTGTTTGTTATTGTTACACAAATATACATTATTTTCTAGATATAAACAAATTATAAACAAATTTAACATTTATACAAAAAAAAGCTACCCATAAAGAGTAGCCTTAATTCAATCAAACATTCTTTTAACTATTAAGCGTTAGGGTCAATTGGCGTTGTTGCACTTTCATCTGGTGCAGTTGAAAAGAATGGTGGTGCAGTTTCTTGAGCAGTTGCTACAAGTGTAAATCCACTTAAATCTGCCATTCCAGCACCACTTACGATAGTACCTCCAGTAATTTCAGCACCGTGTTCCTTACCAATTAAGAAATAGTTACCGTTGTAATCTTCTACTACATAATGAGCACGACCTCTGTTTAGTAGTTTAATTTCTTCTTGAGTTGCTACGTCAACAGTTGTTAATGTAACATTCAAAGTTGTTTCATAGAAAGTAGTACCGTTTTCTCTTGATGAGTTTACAGCAGTTTCTATACTTGAGTTTCCTTTAATTTCAAACTTGAAAAACTCAGCACTACCATCACTTGGTAATGTTATAGTTCCAGCAGCATCAGTTAACGCTGCAATAGCAGTTGAATAATCTAAAATAAAAATATTCTTTAGACCACCTACTGAACTTTTGCAAGGTAAACTTCTTCCTTTAGTTATTGCACAAGACATATATTTTATAGGTTTTAAATAAAAAAAGGTAGGCAGTTTTGCCCACCCTTTCTTACATTAGTTAGTTAATTATTAAGCAGTATAGTAAACGATGTCTGCACCGATACCGAACTGTACACCAGCAGTATAACGCATTACAATTCTACAGTTATCTGAACCATCTAAATCAGCCATATCAAGAACTTTGACAACATTTCTATCGTCTAGTAAACCAGTTCCGAAGAATAAGTTAGAAGATTGTGCTAAAACTGCTTTGTTAGATGCTAAACCTTGTGCTACAAAGATATTTATACCCTCGAAAGTCAATTGACCACCGTTGTACCAAGTTGTACCTTTATTGTCTACACCGTTTGCACCTATGTTAGTAGCGAAACCACCTAAAGCACGAATGTATGCTCTAGCGATGTTGTTAGATACATAAAGAGTTAAATCTTCTTTTCCTAATACAGATTGATTTGCAGCATCAATAATTTTCCCGAGCTCATCGATTACATTCCCAGAATTTACAGTTGTTCCCACTACGTCTACTACATCTCCATCAGCAGCTAATAAAGTAGAGAAACCATCAAAGCTACCCTCTCCATCAGAACCGTTCCATATAGATTGTTCTGTAGCTTGAGCAACCTCAGCAGCAACTCTTGCTATAACGAAATCAGAAAATAATGGTGGTAACTCATCAAAAGCACTAAAGCCCATTTGAGCAGCTTCCCAATCTGCGTGTAATTCTTTCTTACAGATTTGTAAGTTTACTTGTAACTCAGCTGGTTGTAAAACCTTTTCAGTTAAAGTCATTCCAGATGTTGTAGCATCAAAGTCACAATCAGCACTGCGTACTAAATTTGAAAATGAACCTACTTTCATCGCTGCCTTAAACTTTACGTTAGGCAATATTGTTACTGCTCCAGCATCTAAAGTTGAAGCACTTAAAAGGGCAGCACCTAAGTACTTCCCAGCAAATTCTCCAGCATATGAAGAACTAGTAATTGTTGGATTTGGCATTTTATTTAATTTTTAGTTATTTAATTTATTTAAAACTCTGTCAAGTGTAGACATTTTTCTATTCTTAGAATATTTTACCTCTACCTTGTTTTTTGTGTTAGCTTCTGGATTGTGAGTTAATGGCTCAACTGCTGGTTGTGATAATTCTTCTTTCACTTGCTCAACAACTTCTTCAGCTATTACTTCAATCTCTTTGCTCATTTCTTCTTTAGGCTCTAACATAGCTTTGATTTCTTCAATCATTTCTTTAACCTCTGCTAGTTCCTCTTTAGTAGCATAGCCCATTTCTTCTTTTTCTTCGTCTTTAGCTTCTACCTCTACTTCTTCTTTTACTTCTTCTTCTGGTGCTTCTTCTTCTTTTGCACCCATTTCAGCAATCTCGCCATTTTCGTTAACTACAATAATGTTACCATCTTGTAATTCATACTCTCCAGCTGGTACTGCTACTTTTTCATCGTCTGTAACGATAAACACTTCTTGTCCTACCTCAAAACTTTCTGCTTCAAAGATAGTACCGTTTTCTAAAGTCATTTGTTCTAGCTTAACTTCCATACCTAGAACTTGCTTTATAGAATTTAACATAGTTTTTGCTTCCATACTTATATATCAATTATTAAAATTTATTTGCATTTTTATATTTTTCCTATTCCTTGCGCCCATAAACTACCATCGCAACATTTACGAGAGTATGTGTTTTTATCTTTGCATAAGCAACCTCGTCTACTTCCTTTAGGGCTTACCTTACTTGGTGTTTTATATTTATCTTTAGCCATCTATTTCTTTTAGTTTACTTATCGCCCAATTAACACCAGCAGAACCACCCCAAGCATCCCA